CTCATCCTAATACAAAGGACATTCGTCCTATTACAGATATTCAAGCTATCCGGCAGGCCGTAAAGATTCTTGTCTTAAGTAACTTTTCTGATCGTCCATTTCATCCTGAACTTGGTGCTAACGTGACACGCTATCTCTTCGAGAATGCCGACCAGTTTACTGCTATGGGAATTAAGGATGAGGTATTAAGGATTATCAAAAGGCGTGAGCCTCGAGTCAGCAACCCGAAAGTAGAAGTCCAGCTGGATCAAGAATATAATCGACTTCTCGTAACAATAGTTTTCCAAATTAGAAATACAAATACTAACGCTGAGGTATCTTTCTACCTCGACCGAATCCGCTAAAGACCATGGCAATTAAACAACTCAATATTACAGAACTTGATTTCGACAAGATCAAGGATGAAATCAAATCATACTATCAAAGAACTGATGGTCCATTTAAGGACTTTGATTTTGATGGTTCCGGTCTTAATGTTATCCTTGACATTCTTGCGCATAACACACACTACAATGCTGTATTAGCACACCTTGCAGCGAACGAATCATTCATCTCTTCTGCACAGCTTAGAAAGAACGTTGTAGCTCGCGCAAAGACTCTTGGTTATACACCTAAAAGTACATCGGCATCTGCAGTTGAGCTCGTGATGAAGAATCTTAACGCAGCTATCACGTCTCTTCCTGCAGGTACAGCATTCACATCTTCTGATACATTGAATAACGAAACATATAACTTTGTTACGTTTGAAGATACTCCAGTATCAAATAATGAAAAATTTACAGTTTACCAAGGATCGATTAAAACAAAGGAATATATTTTCGATGACAAGGTTTCTAATTTTAAGTTCGAGATACCAGATACAAATGTAGATAGTACGAAGCTTATTGTAAGTGTGAGTGATTCTATTAGTAGCTCGCAAAAAAAAGTTTATACTCAGTTTTCTGAGCTCCCTGGTTTAAACGGTGAGTCGACAGTATATTTTATTAACGAAAATCCAAATGGTAAATACGAAATATCCTTTGGCGATGGAGTGATTGGTAAAAAACCTTTGCCTGGTTCTCTTATATCTATTAAATATTTAACTACAGACGCGTCCGCGGCAAATGGTTTATCTGTATTTACAACATCAGATTCTCTATTTGATAGTGTTAGCAAACCTACAATAGAATCGCAGGCTGCTTCTTCAGGAGGAGGCTCGAAAGAAAGTATTGAAAGCATTAGAGCTAACGCCCCTCTGCAATTTATATCTCAAAATAGAGCTGTCACTATTGATGATTATTCTGCTCTTGTTAAAGCAAACTCTACTGCAACTGCAGTATCAGTTTGGGGTGGAGAAGATAATGATCCTCCGGAATACGGCAAGGTTTTTATATCGGCAAAACCAGGTGATGCGGAAACTCTTACCTCGGATGAAAAACAACGCTTATTACCTATCCTAGATTCAAAAGGAATTCTAACGGTTAGACCTAAGTTTGTCGATCCTGATTTTACTTATCTTTATTTTAATGTATTTACTAATTACAATTCTTCATTGACGAATCTATCTTCTGGAGGAATATCTTCGCTTATAAAAACTGGCTTATTGAACTTTAGTGACCTTTTCTTAGAAAGTTTTGAAGGTGTATTTAGGTATTCACAATTTTTAAATTATATAACTGATTTGGATCCTTCTATTTTAAGTTCTTTTGCTAGAGTTTATTGTCTTAAGAAATTCAATGCGCTTACTAATAATAATAGCACGTATAAACTCAATTATAACTTTCAGTTGGAAAAACCAACTGATCCTACACAGTCATCTATTACATCAACAAGTTATGTTTATGATAATGTCACTTATTTTCTTAAAGATGAAGACTCAACCACAGCCAATGTTAGGAACATCTATAGATATTATCTTAATGCAGATGGTGTAGAAATAATAGATCAGAGAAACGTTGGAACTGTCAATTGCTCAACAGGCATTATTGAAATTTACGATTTTAATATAACAGCTAACACTGAAATTTCAATCTTCACTCGGCCGGCCTCAAATGATGTAGCTCCTAAGAGAAATCAAATCCTTGAAATTGATATTTTAAATACTACGATCGCATCTGATGTTGATACGGTTGCAACGCGAGGTACCGCGGGTGCCAACGAATATGTCACAACCCCACGCGAAAATTACTAATGCACACGTCTATAGCTAGTCATAAACCCCCTAATCACGAGAGAGAAAAGGTAAGAGAACTCGTACCGCAGTACCTTCGCGATTCTTCTGCAAACCTTATCTCCTTTATGGAGGAGTACTATGACTATTTGAATCGTGATGGTTTTGCTTCGTATGAATTAGGTCATATTATTGACGAAAATGATATTGATGTTACGAGTGAAAAATATCTTGACGCCATTCAAGGAGAGATAGCCAAGGTTGTTCCTAACTCGAGTGTTATTGACAGAAATACATTATATAAAAGAATAATACATTACTATCGTATAAAAGGAACACCAGAAAGTATTAATGCGTTTTTCCAATTAATGTTTAATTCAGTAGTTGATGTTTATTATCCAGGCGATAATTTGTTTAAGCTTTCGGCCGGAACATTCGACGACACTTCTAAAAATTATACTAAAAAAAGTGGGTTTGCTTCTGGGATTGACAAAATTCAAGATTCTAAATTTTGGCAAAGCTTTAGTTACCAAGTTAGATCAGACATACCCTTATCTAAGTGGGGCAATTCTTTTAGAAGGTTAGTTCACCCAGCAGGAATGAAATTCTTTTCTCTTATTACAATCAATGCTGTAACAGAAAGCCGATGGGATAAAATAGAAAGTTACGAAGGGACAGATACGAATCCTGAAGGTTGGTTAGAAAGTATAAGGCCTCCGCGGTTAAGAGGAACTTCTTCATACGCCGGTTCTCATACTCCTAGATACCAACCAGGTTGGCTAAGCTCAAGCATAGCAGAACTTATTACTGGTCTAGCTAATAACTACTATCAAACACCTTCAAATGCAAACACTTCGGATCTTAACAGGTCAGTTTTCTTTAATTGCGTATTTAATTTGCCAGCTTCAAATTGGTCAAACAGTATTAATGCAAAGCTTTATTTTGATCGAGGTTTCTGGGATGATCCAGCTACACTCAATAAACTAACTGTATTTGAAATGTCATTATCATCTTTGATCAACGAATACCAACAAGAATATATTCCTAATCGTTTAGATGCTGAAGAAGCACCTCAACCAACAGTTCAAATAGATATATCATAAATGCGTATAAGAACAATAAAACAGACGTATAAATATTATAAATAACAATTAAGAAAACAACTAATTATGGCAGCAATTATTACAGATGACTTTCGCCGAAATCAAGCGCGGCTTTTAGTCAATGACATTAAAGCATCAGGCGATCCGGAATTTGACTCTACGGCAAATAGTTCGAGCAACTCGAACGAATCAAATTGGCCTTACCGAGGAAATAACAGGTACGCTATTGGTTTAGGTAAAGCCGATAAGTGGCCAAATGATTCTTCTAACAATGCAGAAGATAATTCATCATTTATTGTTCCATCACCAGAAGGAACTTCTCAAGAGAATAATGATATCATTAGTAATTTGTTTACTCTGAAAGACATTCCATCTACTAATGTAAAACAGCTTGTTGCTAAAAACCCATGGACAACTGGAAGAAAATATAAAGTATATGATCAAACTGATGATGATATGTTTTACTCTACCGGAGATGTTTATCCATGTGTTGTATCATACTCTAACAAAATTTATATGTGTCTTTCTAACACAGCAGTCAACGGAGGTTTTGGTGGAACTGTTGCTGCCTCAACTACAATTCCAGCTCCTTCTACTTTTGGTGTCACTGCGACTCCAAATAGTGATGGATACGTTTGGACGGAAGTTGCAGGATTCAGTTCAAATGATCCTCTTGCTACGAGCCAATTCTCTCCAGTCGATTCACAAACACTTACTGCTGCGCAAATACAGAAAACTGGAGGTCTACTAACACATATCGGTCTTTCTGATGGAGGTGCAGGGTATAGTTCTGTTCCTACAGTTACACTAACTTTAGCAACAAGCACTCACGTCGCGATTAATAGCACGGCAATTAGCTTAGTGCCAACTGTAGTTGGTGGTGTAATTACACGAATTGATATACGAGACGCTAGTACAAACCCAACTCACGCTGGTTCTTACGAGTATTGGAAAAACGAAGCATCTGGATTTTTAAACTCTTCTAACGCATCTCGTATCGCATATGCAACAGTTACTATTAGCGGTGGCAGCCCCTCGCGAGCGGCAAAGGCCTATGCATCCATTGCACCTATTACTGGATTTGCTAAAAATGCATTGGACATTCTTCCAGCTTGGTTTGTTGGAATGTATACTGACTTTGATGGCACCGAGACTGATGGCGATTCTCCGATTTTAAAATTTAGACAAGTTTCGCTTCTTAAGAATGTTGTTGGGGTTTTTGGTGCTGCTGGAGCTGGAGACACTGAGGGTACCTCTGCCGAATCGAAAGCTGTTCTCGACTGTTTGAATTCTATAACTTTATCTGGAGTTAATAGTAGTAACATGACTGCTTTAGTTGAAGGTACTGCCTTGCAAGCAGGTGCTTCTAAATTCTATTATGATTACTACGTACCCACGAGTAGTAGTACCGGTAAATTATTTTATCACCAAAACTCTAATAGCGAGATAAATCAAATTGTTCCTCCAGCGATTGGAACTACGGCAGTTACAACCATAGTTGGAGGTACAACTATAGCCGCTGACATTACGGCGCTTGATCTTGCTCAAGAATACGACGTGTTTATTCCAAATGGTGATAATCCCGACAAAAGAAACGGTGAAGTTATTTTCTTGGAAAATAGACAGCCCTTTGCACGAAGCACATCTCAAACTGAAGAGGTAAAACTCGTTATACAACTTTAATAAATAAGATTTATGGCAATAACCACATACTCTGCGTCACCTTACTTTGATGACTTTAACCAGGATAAGAATTATTTAAGAATTCTTTTTAGGCCGGGCAGAAGTGTTCAAGTAAGGGAGCTTAATCAACTTCAATCGAATGTTCAAGACCAGATTGACAAATTTGGTCGTCACGTTTTTAAAGATGGCGATCGCGTACTAGACGGATATACTAATTATGATTCTTCTATTCAAAGTATTGGTGTCACGTGGGCAAACGCATCACTTACTCTTACTTCAGCTGAACTTATAGCACTAAAGGGGAAAGAGATAACCAATTCTGATGGGACTTGGAGAGCAAAAATTCTTAGTGCTGTTAAAGTAACTGATAATACGGATGGTTACCGCTTATATATAAAATCAATTGGTGGTGCAGGGGTAATTCAAAATGGGAATGACATAAAGCTAGCATCCGGCGAAGATAGTATCACTGTTGGCGGAACTACGTATACATCTAGTAGTTCCAAAATAGCTAATTATTTTACAGCTGTTGAGCCGGCCGGTTTCCACGGTGGTGTTTTTCAGGATGCCGGAGTATTCTTTGTTAAAGGTCACTTTGTTCATACGGATGTCACAGAAGCATTTTTTGCTAAAACAAGTTCAACCGCTAAGTTGACTGGCATAGCGTTATTTAGTATAGTAGAGACAGTAGTAGAAAGCTCAACCGACCCTTCACTCGCAGATAATGCTAATGGAGAACCTAACGCAAGTGCACCTGGTGCTGATCGTTATAAGATTTCTCTCAATTTAAGTTTTGTACCTTCTACTAGCACAACTGTTACAGCTGGCCAAGACCGTATTAAGCTTCTTGATATTAAAGAAGATAATGTCGTTCAGCCAGCGAGAACACAATACAGTGAGCTTGGTAAAGCGCTTGCTCAGCGTACCGAAGAAGAAAGCGGATCGTACGTTGTTAACCCATTTAAATACGAGGTTCGTGAATATCTAAATAACTCTGCCGGCAATCGCGGAAGATATACTGCTACAGAAATAGAAAACGGCGGTGATCCTCTTTTAGATCTTACCGGTAGCAGCGCTGCAGTTGAAGGTGCTAAAAGATATATTATTGGTGTTGAACCTGGTATTGCCTATGTACAAGGTTATCGTGTTGAACTAGAAAGTAAACAAGATGTTGTCGCAGATAAAGGTAGACAAAATAGTGATACATCCACAAAAACCAATTACAAATTTTCTGCGAATCTTGGACAGTATATTGAAGGTGCGCTTGTGGACCTTGGTGCTGATTTAGATTCTCCTACTATTAACGAATTCAAATTTCAACCAAATCTGACTTATGATATATACGGCACAGCCTCAACAATAATTGGAGAATGCAGAATTCATTCAATTGAAAATACTGGTGTTAAGACAGCAGTCAATGGAGGAGAAACACCAAATTCTAGTGCAGCAACAAAACGGCTTTATATCTATGATATAAATTTAGTCGCGGGGAAAACAATAAAGGACGGCGTAAGAATAACACTCGACCCTGGTGCAAGTTCGGTCAGTAATGCAACCCTATTTTCTAATAGTAGCGGATTTGAACTTAAAGAGATTGGTGACAATAGCTCACGCATGATTTACCCTTTAGGAAACTATGACGTAAAGGACATCAATAATAGTGGCGCGACATTTGTAGTCCAGAAACGGTATTCTAATACGGCAAGCACCCCGGTAGCAGGTGAAGTAAAAATTACCGCAACAGGTAGTGATTCATTTGTGAGCACAGATCCAGATGATTACGTCGTTTTACAAGGTGGTGCGGGTGCTGATTCAACCGGAGGTGAAACATACGTTAGCGATGTTTCAATAGTTGGGCAGGTTGCAACACTTAAATTGTTAAGAGCTAATAATACTACACCTGATATATCTTCAGCTTCAGGAAAGGCAATAACTGTGTTTGCTCCAACACAAACAGCACTAAGTTTAAAAACTAAAACTTCTGCTACGTCAACAAAATCTATTGCCGCCCTTAGAATAGACCCTGGCGATATTATTGAATTTGCTAAAGTAGATGCTTATGAAATAACAAGTTTTAAACATAACGGTGTGACGATTCCTGCCAGTGATTATGAATTAATAACCGGTCAGACAGATACACATTACGGATATTCTCAGGTTGTATATAGAGGTGATTCTAGTCTTTATAAGAATTCTTCATCGATTAACGAGATAACATTTAAATATTATAATCATACTGGTAGTGGTAATGTATTTGGTAGGAATTCATATTCAGGAGATCTAGAAGATGCACCTACATATGAAGAATTAAGACTTGCTAATTGTTTAGACTTTAGACTTCCAATAACACACTCTACTGAAGGTTCAACTATTAAACCAAACTCTATCGTCAATGTTGGGTTTACACACTATGATAAAAGAAAAGATATTGTTGTTCTTAACCAACTAGGTGATATTAAATTTATTCAAGGGGTTTCTTCCGGATCTCCCGTTTATCCTCAAACACCAGAAGACTCAATACTTTTATATAGACTAGAAAAACCAGGGTATCTGTACACACTAAATGATTTAAAAATCGAGCGTATAGAGAACCGAAGGTACTCAATGAGAGATATTGGTTCTCTTGAAAGCCGGATTCAGAATCTTGAGTATTACACATCTTTATCCCAACTTGAATCAGAAGCAGCTAACACCCAAATAACCGATGATGCAGGACCAAGATTTAAAGGTGGTATTCTCACAGACTCATTTAGAGGTCATGGTGTAGGTGATGTTAGTAGCCCTGGTTATAAGGCCGCTATTGATCGAGAAAACTTTACTGCTCGTCCTACCTATCTTTCTGATAATGTTAGATGGAGTTTTATCAAAGGGACATCGGGTAGTGTACAAAGCACAGCCACAGCAAGTAGTGGTACCAGCTGGAACGGTGGGACGATTACTTCTACTAATATCTATTCCGGCAAAAGAAAAAATTCATTAACACTTGATTTTATTGAAAAAGTATTGGTTGATCAGCCATTTGCATCAGATCATATTAGCGTTAATCCTTATGACGTAGCAACTTGGAGCGGATCATTAGAACTTTCTCCATCATCTGATGAATG